TGATATAGACGCTCCATCAAACGCATCCCCGTTACATATCACCGCCTTGGGTTTAAACTGTTCTATAGCCCATAGAAGCCCTTTAAAGGCTGTAGTTCGTTGACCAGGTATGAAGTGAGCATCTGAGAAAACAATCACAGTCCCATCCAACATACCAAGTTCTACCTGTTTTAAAGGAGAAAAGGATTTAGGCTTGGTTTTATCGTATTTAACACCACGAAAGTCTTTTGCGGGAAGTGTCATTTTATAATGCTCTTCAATCCACCTTCTACGCAGATGAGTGGCTCTAATACTTATGCCAAGATGTTCAGCAACTCTTGTGGCAGATTCATGTTGACCCCACAGTTGTATAAACTCGGCATCGCTACACGTTTGGTTAGAACTACCCATTGGAATCCTTAGAAAGTAAGTTTTCTAGCAGATTTATAACTCTATGCTCTTGCATCTCTATCTCATCTTGAGATGATTTGGGGTCTTGAGCCACAGTCATAAGATCGTGTAGGAATACATGAAGCAGCTCATGCAAAGCAGTCTGGTCTAAAGATTCTGGGGTGATCTTTTCTGCACCAAAGTCACCCAAACGATACGTTGCAAGCCTTGCTGCCTCATTAAACTCAACAGAGGCCATGGCATTTTTTGCAGGCTTTACGCCTTTCTCAATGCGCCAGTCGCCAAGACTTAGCATTTGTTGCCACTTTTTAACACTTTGTGCAAAGTATTCGGCATGTTCTGGTGTAGGAATGTTAGCCATTTCAACACCTTATACAAGAATTGTTACAGTTTAATTTAACAAGGCGCACTCGGCTTGTCTACGCTTTGTCAGCCCTAACAAAACTTTGCCACCGCCTTTGTTCCAAAGCATCAATTGCTCTTTAGCACCTTCCCAATCTTGGGCGTTAATTTTGCGCTTTAAAGTGGATGTCTGGAGTCGCCCAATGCCGAGGTTATAAACAAAATCCACGGCCGCGTTGCACTTGCGTTCATCGGTTGCAAGAATAGGGCAGTGGCGCAGAACACCAGGCAAATAGGTATGTTCCAGTTCTATCATTAACAACGCCCTTGCGGTAGGCTCATCCATAGGCGCATCTTCCAAAGTCACTTTGCGCCCGTCAGAATAGTAAGTTGACCCGTAACCAATCGTAGGAATTCCCGCGGGGCATATATAAGGTTTGCCCCCTTTCGGGAATCCCTCAAAATGCCTACACAGAGCCGCGGCCAATTCTAAGTTCATAGCCCACGCTTAGACAATGTACGGTCAAGAAACCAATAATTGATTGTTCCTGCCAACAAAGCAGAAAAGTCAGGCGTCATCATGGTTTTAAATACTTCTACTGATGGCGCACCAGCTAACCATGCGTTGTAAGCAAACCACACATGAATAAATGACCAAACAAACAAAACCCAATAAGTGACCACAGGACGCACAGAAGCTGAAAGTGAGGCTACCCATCCACCCGCCGCTTTTACCATTGTTGCCTGCTGTTCTATGGCCGATTGAAAGGCATTCATCACGCCCACATCTACTGCGGCTTCTCTGACCGCGCCTATCTCTGCTAACTTCTGTTGGCCACGTTGGGCTTCCAAGTCGCATTGGAACTTAAACATATTAAGTTCATGCTCACGCTCATTTTTTCTGTCAAGCCATTTTAGGACTTCTGGTGCAAGGCGAAACACGCCACCAAAGATAGAACCTAAAAGACCACCAGATAAAATATCCATTATTTGTCTACTTTAGAATCAAGTTTGTCAAAGATTTTGCCAAGCATGTCTTTGATGTCACGCATGTCAGCGCGGTAATCGTCGCGGGTGACATAGTTCAAAGGCATTGCACGCACGTCAGTGTCTAAGCGCTCAAGTGAACGGTAAATGTTGTTTAACACCCAGCCACCTAAAAAGCCAGCCAAACTGACAGCAATGTTAAAAAGAACTTGCGTGTCCATTACGGTCTTCCAGGCGCCATGTTGTTAAGTTCAACTTTATATGGTGCAAGCGCGTTTGCGCTTACGCCTAGCGCAGTCAATTTAGCAGGGCTTAACCGACTTTGAGCGTCGCCAACAGCGCGCAACACTTCATTGCGATCTTTAAAAGGGATTTTGTTTAACAACGTAGATAAATTTTGCCCGTTGTCAAAAGCGTCTGTCAAAATACGGATAGTTTTTTCATTAACTTTTCCTTCAAGCAAAGATGTAGTTTCGCGTGCAATTGCCGCCTTAGCATCAATAAAGTTAGGAATAAATTTTTTAGCGCTTTGTGAATTGCGGCTAAGAATTTCTGTTAGTGCATTCTGACCGGCGGTAGCTTGTCTAGCCATTTGCGCGTCGCGTGACATTTCACCGGCTACTTTTTGCACTGCGCCTAGTTGTGGTTCAGTTAATACTTGACCTAACTCAGTGTACCGAGGCTGGCCGGTTGAACGCTTTAAAAGCGCTTCCTCGCCACGCCCAAGGGCATTTAAGAATGGTTGAACACGCTCACCGCCGCCGGGTTTTTGAAGCACAGAAAGCATTTCGTTAAGAACTTGTGCTTGATTAACAGGTTCAGACATTTTTGCAAAAGTTTGCCGCGCCGCGCCATAGACAGGTAATACTTCAGGACTTTCAACTACTTTTAAATAATCAGTTAATACATTTCGAGCCGCAGCTTGCGTATCTCTGCCAATGCCTGTAGCAGGAGACGCGTTTGCAATATCGGACAACGCACGTTTAATGTAATGCAATGATTCGCCAGAAATGGTTGCAGTTGTAGCGGGGGCAATTTTTGTAAAAGGTTGACCCCCCGCAGTAACAAGTCCTGTTGGAATTTCTTGCGCAATTTTAGTTTCGCCAATAATAAAAGGCCGTTTGTCCATCCGTGCAATTTCAGCGGCTTTTTCTAGCGTTCCTGCGGGAAATCGCTCAAATACGCTTTGCAATTCGGGGCTTATTTGTGCGGCAGCTTTATTTGCTTGTTCATACAACGGCGTTGTTGCTTGCGTGCGGGCCGCAACAGCGGCAACTTGGTCAGGCGTAACTGCTTGGATAGCGGCTTCACGACCACGAATTGCAGCTTCTTGTTTAGGAAAAAACTTTTGCGATCCTGCAAGCGTAGATTGAACATCAGCAGCCAAAGCCTGCATGGCTGGCGCGCGTTCAGTAACTCCTGAAATTGCTTGTGCGGCGGTAAGATTTGAAGGCGCATTTATGGCGGCAGCGCGAATATCCCCCAACGCAGGGCCTGCGGCTTCGCGGGCAATCTTAGCGGCTTTTTGCGTTGGCAATTCGCCTTTAAACGCTTCTACTGTTTTACCTATTGCAGATGCAACAGGCGCGCCGGCTCTGGTAACGCCCGCAATCACTGGCGTTAAAGGGTTAGTTATTGTGGCAGCCGTGCTTAAAATCTTAGATACGCCTGGCGCTACTCTTGTGGTAGCCGCTGCGCCGCCGGAAAACAAGGTAGACATGTCAGCCGCCGCACCTACTGGATCAGTAGCAAGCGTATTTTTTAAGCCTTCAATACTGCCATAGCGCTCTTTGTACATGCCGCCAACAGCATTAGCAACTTTAACAGCCTGTTGCGCGGCTTCTGGATGCGCGTCAAATTGATTGACAAAATCAACAACATTTTTAGGTAGCACGTTTTGAAGCGCGCCAGCGCCAATATCAAGAACGCCCTTGGCTGTTTGTAAAGGGCTTGTAACCGCTTCTGCAATACCACCAAAAAACTTTTGCGCGCTTGTGCCCACATTGGCCAAGGCTTCACTAGGCACGTCAGACCAAGCCCGGCGAGGGCCGGGAATGCCACCACTTGGTATTGGCTTTGCAGTATTAAGATCAAATCCACCAGTTGCGACTGGCGCGGCGGTGCTAAGATCAAAAGCCATTATTGCGCCTCTTTAAATGATTTACGATCTGGGCTAACCCATGCTTTGTTGCCTGCCGCGTCGCTTTCAAATGTCCAATTAGTACCAACACCTGCGGGGCGCGCCGCGCCGCCCATAATAGATGATAGCGCAGGAACTTTAATTGGCGCAGTTGATAAACCTGTACCTTGCACCACTTCTTTTGGTATTTCATTAACCCGCTTGTTCCAGGCTGCGGCGCTACTTGTGGCAACGCGGTGCTGTAATGTGGCCAAGTCCATAAGTGTTTTCTGGGTTAAGCCAATTGTGCCGCCTGCAACACCTTGCAAGAATTTAAGGTCTTTATCTGTAAATCCTTGGCCAGTCCCCAAACCCGCGCCTTTAATAGCGTCCAAGGTACTTTGACCAGTTCCGGCAATAAGCATTTCAGTGTTGGCAATCTTTTCTTCGTTGCTGGCGCCCGCCACGTTCAATGCGCGAGCAATGTTCAATTTAATGTCTGCAATAGGGCCCGTAAACACATTACCTTGTTTTACCAAATCAATAATTCGATTAGCGCTGTCAGCCATTTGAGGTGCTTTTTCAGCGATATTCATTTTGCCAATATCTACATCGGCCAGTTTGCCGCCAAACGCTTCGCCGTATTTTTTCTCTGTACTGACAGTAACACTGACTGGAGGCGCGTGGGTAGCTTCTTTTTGAATACGCGCATCATAAATTTTGCGCATTGGATCGCCGGGAGGCAATGCAGCTTGTTCTGCGATAAGTTTATTAAGCGGTGAAGTTGCTTCGGACTTTAGCTTTAATCGTTGCTCGCGTGACTTAGCCAACTCATGTTCGCCAGCCATGTGCAATTGCTCAATAATTCTATATTCATTTGCCATTGCCGCTTGTTCACCGGCAGGCAACGCCATGGCATTGCGGGGTATTGTAGGTTTGTACGCACCCGCTGTAGGCGCTAACGCATTAGATGGCTCCATGCCGTAAGTGCCTGTACCCAGCGCGTTTTGCGTTGGCGCCGCAGGTTGACGCATTATGGATGGCGCGGGCATTCCAGTAGGCATAGTGGCGGGCATTCCAGTAACCTCACCGCCGCTAAGAATTTTAGATACACGATCTTGGCGATCAAGGGCTTGCATACCTTTAAGACCAATGTCCATAAAATGCGGAATGCCCGATTGCATCATCTCTTGAAAATTGGTGCGCATGTCAGGCGACTTACCATTGGCGACAAAAGTGGCTTGCAATTTAGCCAAAGAATCACGTTCGCGTTTGGCCTGCTCCATCTGCATCTGCATGTTTTCTTGTTGCATAGCGCCAGTTTTTAACTGTTGCTGTGCCATTTGCGTTTGCATAACTTCGTTTTGACCGCGTTGCACGCTGCCCGCAATTTCGCCAGGTAAGTTTGTATTTAAAAGACCAAAATTTAACGCCATGATTGTCCTTTAAAATTCAAGCGAACCCATGTATTCGCCAGATATAGGGTTTGTTTGGCCCGCGCCCGAGTACCCGCCGCCGCCGTACAAACTGCTAAAACTGACTGGGTTCCTACCGTAAGCAGAACCAATACCCGACAAAGCAGACCCATAAGCATTAGCGCCGGCCATGCGAGCATTGCCCACATTAGCGCCTTGATTCATTAAAGCGTTGCCAACATTTGATGCGTAATTCTGACCCGCTTGACCTAATGTATTTGTAGACGTTTGACCAACACCAGCCAATGATTGCAAGGGGTTTAGTTGAGCATTGCGCTCAGTCTGGTAACGATTGAATGCGTTTGTGTACTCTTGCGAACCCATTTCTTGGCCATAGCGCTGTGCGGCCTTTAAAGCGCTGCCAGAAATTAAGCCACCACGAGCAGCCGCTTGACGATCAAGCGCTTTCTGGCCTTCGGCCAAACGAAAGCCGTAGCCTGGATCTTGCTGAAATTGATCCATGCCAAACTTTTGATAGTTTGTCGCCATAGGTATTAAAGCGTTTAAGGCAGTTTGACCAGCCTGCATAAACGGCATTTGATCTTGCCGCTGTTGCTGGAACATCTCACGCTGTAGTTCCGTGGCTTTATCCGCAGAAGCGGCGGTTGCGTTGGCAGCGCTTTTGGCAGCGCTTGCTTGCATACTGCCACCAAGTAGGCTAGCCGCAGCGGGGATAATAAATGACCATGGCATATTAGTTCTCCTGTAGGCACTGGGCCAGTTCTTGTGCGTGCGCTACATCGCTTGGCACAATTAAAACTTCATCAATTTCATCCATATCAGTGCATTCGGTTGCATGAATGCAATACCACACAACATCTGTAAGCGATTTTACGCCATGATGTTTATTTGCCTCAATAGTCAAACAAGCTGGCGCATGAATAATCTTGCGCTCATCATCCACCATTAACTCAATAGAACCACTGGCAAGGATCGATAAATGGCTAAACTTGTGCTTATGCTGCACAAGCACATGGCCCGCTGGTATCAGCGTTTCCTTTGCGTAAACCCCTGCACTAAAGTGGTGGTTGATCATTAGGTCACCTGACGTCCAGAAACGCGGATATTGACCGCGCTACCCGTGCCTGCAATTGTACTGATAAAGTCACCAGCGCCAAGAACTTGGCCAACCAATTCAGGAAACGTATAGACTTCAGACGCTTGAAGCGATTTGGTCTTAGTAATCAAATTGGTATTACCAGCGGTATCGGCAAGCGTGACCAAGTTGACAGAGATCGTAGCAGCCGACGCACTAATGTTGGTGGCCGTAAACTTGTCGATAATGGTTGTGACACCCGTTGAGGTGTACTGCGTTGTTTGCGATGCTTCGGCATATTTTGCCGGTACAAGAACTTTTACTGTGACAGTCATGGTTTACTCCAAGAGCAGATTGTTGTTAGAGGCAGCTTGCATGATGACCCAATTAGTGCCGTCAGACACCATTGTCGCCCAATTTCCTACAACTGCCAAGAGAATTGCTGCGCCCGCTGATGTGCTGTCGCGCGGCACAATGTTGCTTGATGCTGAATTAACCAACTGAGCCTGTAGGTTCTTAACCGTGATAACACGGCCAGACCATGCCGAAGCGGCAGGAAACGTCAGCGTCAAGGCCGAGCCGGTCTTGTTGTTAATGATCCACGCGTCTGTGTCGGCAATCGTATAGTTGGCCGCTACAGTCACCGGCGCAGTTGACGACAAAGCAGCGCCGCCTGACGCGGCGGCGGCGCTCACAACAGGCTGTAACTCCAAAGCCTCAATCTGCTTTTGCATTTCAGCTATTTCAGCTTCTAAGGCAGAGCAGCAGTCAGTCAATACGTCGGGCGCCGGCAGGCTTACAAATGGCGGTAAGGTCTGTAATTCCTGATTGACAGCACGCAGTGCCTCGTCATACGACGCAACCAAAGACACGACATTTGGGTTAACGTCACCGCTTTCGCCCGCTGCATTAAACAACGACAAGAAAAACATGTACCAAGCGCGGTCAATTAAACCCGTGCGAGGGTCAATCAACGGCACTCGCGGGGGCGTGATTGGCGTTGGTGTAGCGTTAGGGCTAGGCATTCGTTGGACTCAAAATGAGTTCAGCGCCCATGATCGTAATTTTCACAGGGTCAGTACCCGACAACTCATACACACGGTCACGCAATTTAACAGTCATGCCCAAACGACGCCAGATTACACGATTGTAATACTCACCGATTTTGCCCATGGACTTCCAATGCTCGTTTGACCAAGTGTGGCCGCCGTCGTCTGAGAAACGGAGCATGACTTGAGGATCGTATCCCGGTGTGGCATCGTAGGCATTGGTAACAATTTCATAACCCGTAATGTCAGTATCTGACAAATCGTACTGACCCAGAGGCTCAAAACCGTCCCCAGCTTCAGTGGTCAAGGTATCGCCCGATTGCGTAGCCAGATACGTTTGCACATATTCTGCAACAAGATTTAACCCAGACTCAGTATCTATGTTTTCACTGTCATAGCCAGGAAACGCATTTAACCCTACACCAGATTCGCAATCAAGTTGCATGGTGTGTTGGGTTGTGCGTTTAAGAGTGTTTGTGCCAGTAGGCAATGCGCGCCATGAACGCAACCATCTTTGGATGCTTCCGTTGTCGCTAAAGTCATCTAAGTCAAAGGAGTATATGTTGCCGTTTTCAAAGTCACCAATGACAATGTTGTTGTTAAACGCCATCTGGCAATTGCCACGGTGACGTGTAAAATCACCATTGGCAAACCCTGCGCGTTCATGCCACGCCTGCGTTGCCGCGTCATAGACCCAAGTTGTGTTAGCGCTAGGAAAAACCAGTACATAAAAGCTGTGGCCGTCTTGTTGGTATGTGTAACCAATGGCGTCCGATAAATCGCTGTACTGTTGAATTTGCCACTCAACCGCATGGGTTGAGATGCGCACGCCGGTGTAGCCATTGGCGCGGTAGACAATGCCTTGGCCACGGCGGTCACGGCCAAGCCAGAACAGGCCGTTGTCCATCTTGGCCACAGAGTAAGGGGCGGCGCAGCCTAACTCGTTAAACGCGCCTTGGATGCGTTGTAGAGGGTAATCTGTTGCGCCTGAGTCATACCAGACTTCAATCGAGTTTGTACCAAACGCCCACACTTCGCGGAAGTTGGACGCCACGGCCACTAACCCGTCAGGTGAGCCTTCTGTACTGGCAAACTCCAAGGGGTCAATGGACGTGCCGTCAAGCAAAGCAGTGACCCACATCTTTTGGCTGTTTGGCTCGTTGAATACAAAGTAGCCATCCAGATAGCACACCGTTACAGCGCCCGGAAAGTCTACGTCAGTGATCTGGCCAAACGCGCTGGTTGTGTTGTTGTAAATGTAGCTAGGGCCATTGGCCGCAATAAACAACTGCGTGCCGTTGTCGGCCATGCTGACTGGGCCCGTACCGACTACCGTGCCAATTAGCGTGGCCACATAAGAATTGTTAATTTTGTAAAGCTCAGTGCCCGACACAACAAAACCAATACCATCGTTTGGCGAGAAAGCCCACAGACCACGGATCGGGCCAGTGCCAATGGTATTGAGCAACTTTAAACCGGGTGCGCGGTTTAAAAACGCAGGCTCTTTGCCGGCTTCGGGAACAATTTCTGGAAAAAGATTAACCATCCGCGCATCTGCCGCATTGACAGAGCGCGCTACATAAGTAGAGCCAAGAATTGGCGTTTTCATTAAGATGCAACTGCTTTAATAACCGCAAAGTTAAATACTGGTGTTTCAGTTGTTGTTCCACCAGTAGTGCGGAATGTGATGTTAAAACTACCAGCAGCCACCGCTGTAACCATTAAATCATACAGATCAGTCCCTGACTTTTGGTTTAGGATAATCACATCGGTTGCCGCCACGGTGCTGTTAGTCACGGTGAATGTTGCCGCTGTTGCCGAGCCTGCTGCGCTAACTAACGTAATTGCGCCAGATGTTTTATTAAGCGTTACGCCCGTAGTGCGACTTGTTATTTGCGTAACAGTACCGCCAGCGCCTGTGGCATAGCCTACACCAGCCGTGCCAGTTGAAACAATTGTGCCTGAAGCAGTCAAACTTGTTCCTGTAGCTACACCAATTACTGGCGTAGTTAGCACCATGCTTGTGCTGGTGCAAGCGCTAATGTTGCCGCTTGCAACAGTGCCAAGCGCCGGCGCAACCAATGTTGAATTGGTAAACAGCAATGCGTTGGTGACTTGTTTGGTTGTGCCTGATTGCACAATGGGCAAAACATCAGCAACGGCAGCAGCAGTTGCAACGGGGAGGGAGGTAATTGCAATAGTGGCCATGTTAGTAGTTTCCTGCGTAAATGTTGAATCGTTGGCGGTTAGCAACTAATGCGTAAGGCAGTGCCATTACATCATCAGGGTTGTTAATGCGTTTAAGGTCACGTTTAGAAGTCATGGCAATGCGTTGCACTTGTGGGCTTGGCTCAACGCCAAACTCAGGGGCAAATTCCATGGCCAAGTTGTATGTGAACGCCCGCAGGTAGCCAGGCGGGTAATACAAAACCGTGGACAAGTTGGCGGGGCGGTCTAATTCTTCAACTGAAATAAAGTGCCATTCCAAATCTTGCGTTGGACGAGGATAGACGTACATCTCAATATCAGGAAACGTCATGTTAATAAACATGACTTGTGGATATGTAGATGTTACGGTCTTAACAGCAATACCATCGTACTGCTGTTGATTGATAAATTTAATGCCATACGACACGCCATTAGGCGCTTTAAAATATGTAGCATCGTCAAGCAAGATAGGACGATTGCCTACAAAGTTGCCCGATGGGCCAAGCGTGCGGCTAATAAGACTTGCAGGCCATGTAAAGACTTGATCTTGCGTGGAAAACACAGACAGACGTTCTGTGTTCCAACTGTCAATCATTTGGTTGAGCGCCATTAAGGCGTCTTGTGACGTAGCCGCAGATGGCGTTTCACCTTCAGCAAGCACGCCAAGGAGCCGAAGCGCCCGGTTAATTTGTTCGCCAGCGGTGTACGTTGTCATGCTTAAACCTCTTCGGTAGTCACTTTTCTACGGCGTTTAACTTCCAGCACGTTTACAGGAGCCGCTTCAGGTTCAGAAGGCGTGTCTGGATTGTAACGTGTCCAGCCATTTTTTTCATCCATTTCCATCTCAAGTTCCATTGTGGCGACTTTAGCGCCATGAACTGGATGTACGAGTGTAATGTTCATAATATAAAGGGGGTGATTAGCCCCCTTTTAATTTAGCTTGCGCCGTGAATAATTGAAAAGTTGATGATGACAGCTTCGGAATACGAAGTTGCCGCAGTCAAATTTCGCAACGTAATCAAAGCAGAGCCAGCAGCCAAATACGAAACGTAAGTGGTGTAAGCACCAGCAGTGCTACCAGTAGTATTACTAGAGACGTTCACAATGATTGTGTCGTTAATAGAAATTAAACTATTGGTCAAGATAAACGACACGGCGGTGGCTCCGGCCAACGCAGCGTTGTTCATTGTGATGCGGCCAGCGCTATTGTTTAGCGTCACGCCTGTGGACTTGCTGGTCAACTGTGTTACCGCACCTTGGGCTGCCGCGGTGTAGCCAATTTCGGTAGTAGAGTAAACGGTAGTTCCAACAACTGTAGATGGTGTTGTTGAACCGATTGCGCTGCTATCAATTACCGCGCCACTTACGGTAGTGCCCGCAGTTAGTTCAGGGTCGCTAAAAGCAACGCCAACAGGTTTTGTATTTGCCATGATATTTCCTTTAAAAATGAGGGCCGAAGCCCCCATTATTTAGCCCAAACGATACACAACGTAAGTGCCGTCGCCGGTCTTACGGAAACGGAAGATTTGGCTAGTTGTCACAGCGATAGCAACCAAAGCGTTGCCGCCGTCGGTCACACCAGTATTAACAGCCAATGTCACCGCGCCAGAGCTAGTGCCAATGTTGACAACTGACAAATCAAAATAACTGCCAACAGTAGCGTTAGGGACAGCAGTGTCAATTGCAGTTCCCAAAGGCAGCGTGTATGTTGCAGCAGATGTGCTGGGGTTAGCCACCAACATCTGATTGCAAATTTGAGCTGCCGTTAAGGTTGCTGTAGCCGTAGCTGTTTGAGGGGCGGCCATTGCGCCCATGATAGTTTCTTGACGGTTGCCTGCACCAACTTGATAACCGCCTGCGCCATTAGGTAAAGCCATGATAATTTCCTTAAAAATATGTTAAAAATTAGCCCCAAATACGGCAGGCCATTTGTGGACGAATAGCGTTAAAGCCGTACAAAACGTCAATACGGCAAGGCATACGGTCGTTGTTGATGTCGTACTGGCGAACCACACGCAAAGAGATACCGTTGTGAACTGCACGGGCCGCCATGTCAACGCCTTGGGGCAACAACAAGTCAGCAGTAGCAAACGTGATGGCGTCTTTATGGTAGACCAAATTCTGAGCGTACTGGCTAGATGCAGCACCCACAAACACAACAGCAGCGCCAGATGCAGGCAAGGCGTCCACAGTAGCTAAAGCATTTGCGGCAGAGTAGATAGGAGCAACAGTTACAGTAATTGCGGTACTAACAGCAGTTGCATCGGCCAAAGCTACAAACTGGAACAACGAACCAGTGGATTCACGGGTCTGTGGGTTCACAGCGTTAACACCCGCAACAGTAAACACGTCACCAGCTTTAACTGTCAAGCCAGAGCCAATAGTCAAAGCAATGCTAGACGCGCCTTCGGCAGTTATAGTAGTGGTTACAGAGTTGCCAGTAGCAACGCGAGAGCCGGTTGTAAACTGCTTAATAGACTGAGACATGTTGATCTCGTCAAAACCAAGAACACCAGTGCCCATCATGCCGTTTTTAAATTGCTTAGACACAGTGTCTGTAGGATTAAACAGACCTTTCATGCCTTCAACCAAACCAGCGTTAGCGGCGGGGTTGACAGTAGCGTAACGGGGGTTCATCACAGCGGCGTTTTCGTTCAGCTTCTGCTGGGCTTGGAGCAAGACCAAAGAAGTAGAAGGCGTAGTGCCAGGTGTACCAACGGTGTTACCAATGTATTTGTACGAATTAGCCACGTCTGCATCAATAGAAGATGCCAACTGGCTGATACGAGGCTTTAACACACGCTCTGCGAAGTCGTCCAATTGCATGGTCAATTCAGCAGATGTGAAGTTAACACCGATGTGCTTTTGTGAAGCAACAGTCAATGTGGTGAACTGCTCGTTGTCGTCTTGCACTTGCAAGGCGGCGCCGTCAGTTACCAAAGCGCGGTCAGGTAAACGGATACGCAAAGTTGAACCAATCTTAGCACCTTCAACAGCAAAGCTGTCGTCGTACTGACGGTTCACGTTACGGGTGATCACCAAGTTGTTCTCAAGAATTTCGAGAGCTTTACGGGTGATCATGTCAATCGTTAAGATTGAATTACTCATGATAAATTCCTTTAAAAAAAGTCAAAGTTTTAGCGGTTCTGCGCTTCCCACTTCTTTATCTGTCGTTTGCGTTCGGCCTCAATCCACTGCGAATCCGTCATGGTCTTGGTAGACCTTGGATCAGTAGTGTCATAAGCCGACACTCCAGCGGAGCGTGCGGTGACAGGAGAAATCGGCGCTGGCGCAGATGTTGTT